TACGCCGAAACGCTCATCCGTGAATTTCCAAAAGGGCTCTTACCGCCCACAGTTTTCGTGTGGTGGATGCGGATGCGCTTTACTGCACGTTTTACCTGTTGTGCATCCTGCTGTGCCTGAAACGCACCAGCCTGTCCTTCTGCCTTGCCTGCGTACTGGCCGCCTTGTGTTTTCTGAGCAAAAGCTGGCATGCCCTGACACTGCTGCCGCCGCTGGCGCTGACGTGTGTGCTGACGGAGCGCTCTATTCGCCTGCCCTTCAAAGGCATGCTGTGTGGTCTGGCCCCCATCCTGCTGTGGGTTGGGGTGCGGATCTATGAGGATGGTCCAAAATTTCCGCAACGTATGGTGACATACGACCTGCTCAAACGAACAGGCATACAGATTGAAGGGCACCATAACCCTCCTTCTTTTTATATAACGGGCTTTGTGCACGATTATCCTGCTCTGCTCTGGCAGCTTGGATTTCTGACGCTGGCCTTTGGAGCGGCTTGCTGGTGGCCGCGGTTGCGAGCGGCCCGGTTTAGCCTTGGCATACCGAGCGCGCTCAAAGCCGAAATGCTAATTCTGGCCGTGGCAGTCCTGTCTGTTTTTGGGATGTTTACCGCAGCAAAGACGCGCCTGTTCTGGTACACATTTCCAGCTTACCCGATACTCTGCGTGCTGATGACCTACGCCTTTGCGCAACTGCGGCCTGCGTTGAAAACAGTGGCTGGTGGCCTGGCGGCGGTGTTTTTTGTGATGTCCTTTTCCACATCCTGGCAGCGGACGAAGGCTCTTGAACTTCCGGCTTTCTATTATCAGCTTCAGGCCGCGGCCTGGATGCCGATGACCAATGTGCAAAAGGAGGGCGTGATTGAGCAGGACGACTATGCTGCGCTGCTCACCTACCTGCCTGTCCCGCCGACTGCCATCCATATTGGGCCAGATGAGGGCAAACCGCATACGCTGGTTATCCGCGATAAAGACGCGGGGGCGTGTGACGGATGTGCGTTGGTCTCCAAAGGGGACCGGTTTGATTTATTTTACCGGGACTAAGAGCGGAAGGGCGAGAAACGAGGCTGATTCGAGGTTATCTGCCGAGGCTTTGCAGGGCACGTTCCGGCCTGTTTGTGGCGGTTAGGCAGGGAATTTACCCCTCCCCCGCAATACAGGCTTGGCAACCCCCCTGCCTTTGCGCTAGGGAGGAGCCCAAGGACCCGTAGATCAGTTGGATAGATCGTCAGATTCCGAATCTGAAGGCCGGAGGTTCGAATCCTCTCGGGTCCACCAACCACCTTAAAAACATAGCAAAAACAACAAGTTAAGACGCTAGTTTGCCAATCTTGATTTGGAGTTTGCCAATTTGCTCGTGAGCAGATGGGCTTGAAAATGCTTGTACCCCACCCCCAACCCGTACTATGCTCACGGGGTTGCGGCGGCGTGGATTGGACACGCGTGAGGTTTGTACACACGGGCGCTCCCGTCCCCTAATGCCGGGGATCAATCTGGAAATGGCAGCCAGATCGAAATTAGGAACCGAAGCGCCCTAGCCGGTATCAAGCCCGGCCCGCAGCAACATGAGGTAGGGTGGAGCAGTCTGGTAGCTCGCTTGGCTCATAACCAAGAAACCGCAGGTTCAAATCCTGCCCCTGCAAGAGATGGAGTGACGCCACGTATCGGGACCGACCATGCAAACGGGTATAGCGATACGGCGCGAACGGCAAGCGCCCCAACGTCGGAGAGAAATCTCCCTCAGATTTAGGGTTTAATCTGTCGTGACAGCCGGAGAGACGGCAACCAGTTTCAGGTTCCAGCTATTGGCGTATTTCCAATGGCTGGCGGGCGCTAGACCCGAACCGCTCTGGGCACGATCTGTCCATCGGTCTCTCTGGTAGTCGTCGGGTGCACACGGCGCAGAGGCTCTGGAAGTGGCAGTTATGCCCCGAGAGCCGCAGCACGGTGGAAGCCCGTCACTTTCCCTTCTGACAAGCCTCTACCCCCGCATGCTTAGACTGTGCTATGCGGGGATAGTGTCTAATTCCCATTGGTAATCATGCGATTGTGCCGTAAGGTCACCTCACTTAAACAGTTAGGTCTCGCTATGTCTGAATCAAACCATAATCTTCTCACGGAAGAGCTGAAAACCTTTGAAGAAAGGGTCGCTCCCCAGAAGGACAAAGAAGGAAAGTACGCGGTCGTGCATGGCAGCGATGTACTTGGATTCTTTAACGATTATGAAGATGCCATGCGCGCAGCGTATAAGACATATGGGCTTGAGCCGTTCCTTGTGAAGCAGGTCTCATCTGCTCCAGATATCGCGCACTATACGCGGGACCTTGTCTTCGCATGACACATTTTTCTGGGGACGTTGACCAACAAGGCCCGATTCTCAACGTGTTCATTTTGGTAAGCGCCCCGAGGACGGATGCGTTAAAGGCGGCAGAAAAACCAGTCCCGCTACCTGTTCTAGCAAAGCTTTTGATCGATACCGGAGCATCCAAAAGCTGCATATGCTTAAACGTTGTGGAAAAGCTGGAAATTACTCCGACGGGGTCTGTGTCTGTTTTAACACCTTCAACGGGCGCAACGCCACATTCAACCCCTATGTACGATATTGGCATGTTCTTCCAAGGCCTGACACCGCAAGATGTCCATGGCATCCCTACTATATCAGTAACATGCAACGATTTTTCGGCTCAGGGAATTGATGGCCTTCTCGGGAGAGATGTTCTTTCCAAGGGCCGCTTATTCTATGATGGTCGCCAAGGAATGTACTTTTTATCGTTCTGACCCGTATATTATGCTATGCGGGGGCATGGCTCTTCTGTATCTCGTCGCAGCGTTCGTGTGCTTTATGTGGTGGGTGCGGGGTGGTTTTATCCCAGCGGCCTTTCTCGCATTTTGCTCGGGCGGTTTAGTCTTTGGCATGTTTGCTCTGGAATTGTTCTTGGGCAGTAAATTTGATGATGCTGTGAAGGTGCTTACTACCCAAAACGGACCACTCTTCATTTTTATTGCTATCGCGGCATTTGCGCCTTGGTACATCCGACAGCAGATAGAACGCCGTCGCGCTGAGGCGCAGGACCGGGCCATCAATGGCGTCCGTTTCAGCGGAGATTAACGCTCTGGCAGAAGGTGGTTAATCACCTCCTGATCCACGCGCTGCATGTTGGTCAGCCTACGGTTCGCTAAGGCATGCGTGAGCAGATTATTCCCTACATTCAGGGCACCACCCAATGCGCCCCCCTGCCTGCCTCTCACACGCCAACACCAACGACCGGCAAGCCGCATATGGCCCCGCCAGCGTAGCACTCGGTCCGGTATATTCCACCTGAGACACCCGCCCATCCCGCAGCCGCGCAACCATGTGGCACGTCCCGTGGCCGCCAATATCCAGCTCCAGAGACAGCGGAGTCTTGATCGTCAGCGGCCCCTGCACCTGCTGGTCCTGCCGCCACTCCAGCACCTCGCCGTCCGGCAAGGTCTCCCGGTTGTCCGGCACCCCGGCGCATGCGATCAGGTCCGCCCGCCCCATGCCGATCAGGTCATGTTTGGCGCGGGTTGGGAGACTGGAGCAGGCGGAGAGCAGGATGGCGGCCAGCAGGCCGGCCTTACCCAAACGGGTCATTGCGCCGCCTCCCCTTATCAATCGCATATGCGAGGGCAAATGCCCCCGCGATGACGGCAAGAACTGCGGCCCCGATGTCGCCATAGGGGGGCATCAGCGCCCCCCTGAGTTGCTGGCCAGATAGGCGAAAAGGAAAGCTCCGCCACAGAAACCCGTGACAATGCCTGCAACGGCAGTTGCGGCAATGGCTACCCCAGTCATGATGCCCCCAGAGTGGAAAGCGCCGTCGCTTCCTGCGTGCCGGTTACGCTCGTCAGGCTGATGCCAAGCATCCCCTCGAACGCATCAATCACGGTCAGCAGCGCATTGAAGGTGGTGATGGCCGTATTCACAACGCTGTTCGTGACGGTCTGCTGAGCCGCGACCAGACCGGCCCGGAGCGCCACAGCGGCATTGTTCAGATCCACCAGCAGCGTATCAATCCGGGTTTTGGCGTCCGTGTTGTCGTAGCTGACCGTCAGGCTGCCGTTGGTCTGGGTCGCAAAGGCAGAAAGCGAGACGGACAGCGCGCCACCGGCGGCCTCAATCGCGGCCACGGCAGGCGCACCCATAGCAGTGGACACAGCCGTGATGCTGAGAATCGTCGTGACCGCATTAACCCCAGCCTGCCCGTAGGCTTTGACCTTGGCGGTATTGAGGGTCAGCGTGGTGGTTTTGCCGCTGGTCGTGACCGTGCAGGCAGTAAGCGCACCGGCGGCGGCCACCATACCAGCGGAACGCAGAAAATTACGGCGAGACTGGATCATGTCTTACTCTCCGGCCTGAGAGGATGCGGGCTGATTGAGGTTGTCCGCAGACTGTGCTGCGGTCACGGATTCCGCGGGCGCTTTGCTTTTGGCCGCGACGACAGCTTTGTTGACGCCGGTCAGCGCCTCGGTCGCCCCAGCCAGCACGCCGTCCAGATCAAAGGAGACGCGCTCCGCCACGGCGGGCAGGAGGCCATCCAGCACGGACGTAATGCCCCGGGTGATCTTGGTCGCGTTATCGGTCAGGGGCTTGCCGGTGATGGTGGCCACCAACCCTTCCCCAGCGGTGACCAGAGGCGTGATGGCGGCAGAATTGGTGGTGGTGACATCAGTCGTCATGATGGGTTCCAGTCAATTTTTGGGGTTGGTGGTATTGGTGGGTGCGACTGCGCCCTGAGACGCATTGACCCGCGCCCCGAGGTGGTTCACGGCCCAGCCGAAGTTGAGACCGATAGCGGAGACCAGTTTGTAAGGGAGTGTCCATTTGCTCCCGACCGGGGGCGCTGGAACCGCTGCGGCAATCCCGCCACAGACGATGATCACGCTGGCAACCACCGAACTCCACGGCTCCGGGATGGCCGAAAACAAAAGGGGCACCACCGCAGTGATGCCCCCGATCTTGGCCGCATTAACCGCGACGGTTTTTTTGGTTTGGGCGTCAGCCATGAGAGGAACCTCCCTTGAGTGTTGCCGGAAGTGTGTCGATCTCGACCACCTCAACCGTGAGGTTGCCGTCCGGGTTGCAGTGGATGGAGCGGCGGAGTTCAGCCAGCACGATATCCGCCGTGCGCTTGGCAATGTGCTCCATTTCTTTTTCTGTCAGGAACATGCTCAGCCTTTCCCGTTCAGCCCGAGGCGATAGAAAGCGTGATTGCCAATGGTGCATCGGTAAAATGCGCCTTTTGCCCAATACGGGGTCGCACCCCGGCGGTCGTAATAGTGATCAGCACCGCCAGTCAGATCCGGCAGGTGATCCGCAACAAGGCAGCCGGCCAGAACCAACGCCTCACGGAATTGCGGATCTGCATTGGTGACGGTCAGGAGCTTGGCGCGGTTGGCATCGCTCCCGTTCCAGCATGAAAACTGATAAACGGGACGATCATTAACGAGGCCAGAGTGTTGCGCGACCCCGGCTACGTCATGCCCCCACCAGCCCGGATGCGCGGCCCGGTTGCCGATGACATTCAGGACGGCCTGCATTCCCCGCGATCCCTCGCCCCGCGCCTCACCCCATGCCGTGCGGGCTGCTGCCTGCACCGGGTCAGTGATTGGTAGTGTGGTGGTCATGATTTTTCCCAACTTCGGGGCGCAATGACATAGGCCGCTGGCTGCTGCTGGGCTGGCGGCGTCGGGGCAGGAATATGGTGGTGGTGCAGGAATCCGACATTGCCGAACAGGTAGTCGTCCCATGTCTGGCTGGAGAGGATCGTGCCACCTGCTGCGGCCGCAATCGTGCAGACAATCCCCACAACCACTGACCGTGTGCGCCAGCGCCGCAGGTTTTCTTCGGCCAGCCGGTTCTGGTTTTCCTGCGCGCCCGTGAGCTTGGCCAGCTGGGTCACCAGATCAAAAACCCGCGTCTCCAGCCGGGCTATCCCCGCCGTGGTGGCCATAGTGCGGGCATTCTCTTCTGCCCGCATCGTCGCCAGATCTTTGCTGATGCCATCCAGCTTTCCGTCAGTCGCGTCCTGTCGCCGCTCAACAGCAGCAAGACGTACCTCGTGACCCCCAACGATTTCGCGCAGGTCATCATTAGCCGCGACGTTTCCGCCGCTCTGTGTTTCTATCATCAGATTTCCCGGATTATGTAGTGCCGTCTTTGGCAAATCCGTAATTCGTGACCACAGCCAGCAACTGCTGCACAATAGGGTCAGTTGGTTTCGATCCTGTGATGGTGGGCTGCTCCCCAAGGGCAGGGGCATTCCACGCAGTTACGGATTTTGCGCCAGCAATGTAATCACCCGCTTTTATAGACTGGGCTTGAACATTACCCATGTTCTGCCAGCCATCTACTGGGTTCAAATCTGCGGCGGTTAGCTGCACCGCTCCGGTGCGGCCAGCAACGCTGGCAACCTGCGGAGCTGCTGCAACATCAGGTGCCCAATCCTGAGCGTAGATAACAGGACCGAGGATTTTGCGCGTACCCTCAGAGTTGAGGTGATAGGCGTCAGAGCCGCCATGAGCGTCCGTAAATTCGTAAAGCTCATTGTCTGTAACGATAGGCTTATAACGCTGCTGATCAGGGTTGATCTTGGTGCTATCTGCAACCAAAAGGCTGTGAATAGCCATTTTGTATGCTTGCCCGTCAAACGAGAAATGTGGAGCATATGGCGCACCGCACCGTTCGATATGGCGGTCAAAGATCGTGATAAAGCCTTTTTCCATCCACATATTGTCTTCTAATGTGCTGGGGTCAGGGATACCGCTCTGTGGTGACCACATACTGATGCGCAGTTGTGTTCCCTTGAGCGCAACACCCATATGCAGCCCCCACGCAGCACCGGCAGCAACGGTAGGGACAGGAACACCAGTGTCGTAGTCTGTCGTCCCGCCGTAGGGGTGCTGGATACGTATTACGACGTTATCCCCAGCGTTAAATAACACAAAAACGGGGTTTGCACCGGGCTGTCCCCATATGGGCTGTGCCCCAGAGCACTGGAAATCGAGCACGTTAGGAAGCGGGTCAAGGCTGAATGTGAGCGCCCAATCCGTGCAGTAATTGGCATCAACATTATAAACGGACGTCACATCTGGAAAATCATAGTCCTGATTTGCCGCCAAGTTAAACGGCGTTCCCCAATCCAGCAGTGTCGTGCCGTTAGGAGCGAGTCTCGACAGGCTGATGGTCGTCGGGTCAAACCCGTCTCGGCACATTGCGTGCCAGCGCCCAAAATCCAGATAGCCGTAATCATTGGCCAGTGCGTAGCTCCGGACATATTGCGCAGCGAAATCAACCCCTTCCTGAATGCCGATATCCCAATAATCGAGCGTGCTACTACCAAGCGACGGCTGATACGTAACCCCGAAAATAATGCTCGGGACGTGAGATTGCCCCTCAAAAAACTGCACGAGATCGTACATAGCAGTGACATCAATCCCGCGACCATCATTGCCGCCAGAATACAGGAGCAGCAGATCGAGGTTCAGACTGGCAACGTATTTTCTCCAACTCGTATAGTCGGCGTATCCGGGGTTCCACGGGTTTGGAGGCGTATCGTCGGAATTCATGCTATTCCATGTCATGCCTCCAATCGCGCAGTTATAGCTCTCAATTTTTACATTTGGCCATGCTTTGCGGACTGCATCACACAGCAGCTCCCACGGCAGATCAACAGGCGTTCGCGCACACGTCGCAATAGAATCAATAGAGTCTCCCATCACGCCAATACGCACGGTCCCGCCGGTTTTACTGGCCTCAATGCATGCATTTAGGAAATTGGTCAGGTGCCGAGCCTTGATCGTCGGCGGGAACATGGATGCAGACGGGTAGTGGTCGGGATGCACAGCGCGGCGGGGTGCATTCAGGATACGTTGATCTTTATTGCCAAGGATCACTGTATGATTGGCTGCAGCAAGCGCCGTTGACGCATCCCCAAGGACATCCACATCGGGTGCTACACGAAGGATTTTGCCGCCCGTTTTAGCTCCCTGCGCATCAGCAGCGATAATCCCAGCAACATCTGATGGGGTGGAAACGCCACCCACCCCGTAATCGTGGACAACAATATTGTCAGCGGCACGGATGCCGGGTGTGCGCGCTACTATACCCCCCTCTGCCGTAACGGTCGTGTTGGTGGCGTCCCCACCCGCAGCCTGCACAGACCCAGCTGCCATTTTGACCGCATCACCCAGAGGCGTGTCCTGCCCCCCAACAACTGCATCAGAGTGCATCGGCAATAGCGGCTTTAGCATGGCGGGCACTGCAGCGGCACCGCTGGTCACGGGCGTTGCAGGCGTTACCGCCAGTGCGCTCTGCCCCTGCAAATAGAGCTGCGCCTTGTTGTCGAGCTGGGCAACGCCGCCGGGGGAACCCACATTCCTTACCAGACCCGCGACATCCTGCAATGGCACGGCATCCTCACCAGCCCCAATGTTACTCTGAGGATCAATATTGTCGGCTTTTACAGATGAAAAATAAGGAGCGCCGTACGGCGTTGACGGAGTTGTGTCAGCCATATCCATTCATGCCCAATGGCATGCCTCAATTTTGATTATGTGTTGGGTTTTTCAGGATTTGGCTGGCATTAATACGCCGCCATTACTGATGTATTCTTCAGTGATTGGTCGCGTCCATTGCATAATAACGCTTCCATTGCTCAGGTAATAAAATGGAATGGTGGAGGCTCCTGCCATCAACACCCCTCCATTATTCACAACATCCGACGGCAGGACACCGCTAAGAGAATTCGCAATCTCTTCCAGAGTCATGCCCCCAGCCATCGCTTGACTAATATCAACGCCAGAGAATTGACCGGATTGTATTAAAGCAGCTACCAGAGCCGCTACCTGCCTGATTGGAACAGGCGTGTACTGGTCTGCATCAGCCATACGACCTCGCACAAAAAAAGCCGCTCAAGGCGGCTGAAAAATCGGTAAAATGTAAGGCTCTCATGAGGGTGTATAAATATCGCCAAGATTAAGTGTATCGCTTGCTACCGCAGACATTCCCTCGGGAGGAATCCACGGCGATTCCCCATCCCAGACAACGATATTCACAACATACCCAACAGTTTCGTTGTCTACGGCTGATGTGCGATAAACGGCGTAGCGCTTCATCACGCGTATTCCTCCACAATAGCCACACCGGGAGAGCCTAAGCCGCCAGCATAGCTCTGGTTGGTATTTGATCCGCCGCCCGCTCCCCCAGCTCCATAGCCGCTTGCGTCAGAACCTTTGTCATTGTCAGAATTATATGTGCCAGCACCGAAGCTGGAGGGAGTGCCAATCGTGGGCACATTTGTTCCTAAAACGCACATTCCGCCCGTGCCGCCCTGCCCCTGCTTTTGGTAAATTATCTCAATGATGTTAGTATTATCACTTACCACAACCTGCCCCCCGGGGGCCTGAACGCCAAGACTGACGGATGTATTGGGTGTGCTGTCTCCATAACTCCCGCTGGAGCCGCCTTTGCACTCAACAATGCCACCAAACAGAGTCGATCCGCTTTGTATGCTCATGCTGGAGTTAATAGACTCTGCTGATGCTCCTATTGTTATCTGAATAGGGTTGCCCGACGAGACATCATACCAAAATTCTATCTCTCCACCGGCTCCCCCGCCACCCCCAGCAGAATTGTGAGAATTATCACTATTCGCCGAAGCATATCCCCCAGGGCCACCGGGTCCGCACATTCTGACACGGGCCATTCTAGCGCGCGCATGAGGGGTGTAGGTCCCAGCACTGACGAATTTTTGGGTACCCAAATACCGTCCCCGCTCCAACTGCGGAACTGTTGGATAGAATGCCGTCAGAGCCAGTACCGTTGCCGTCGTGGTGGCTGTAGCGGCGGCAGGACCCGTTACGGCATAAAGAGGCACAACCGCCCCGCCAGCTGGGATAGCGGGGGCGGTTGCCGCGAGGACTAGCTGGGCCCGTGCCAGCCGCGTTACGGGCAGATCCGTTCCTGCATTGTTGGGGCCAGCCTGCGTCTGCGAGGGGCTGTCTGCGTTGTAGAACGGTAGGACAGTCGCGTCCGTGTCCGTCTCTGCGCAAACAGCATAAACCGTGGCAGTCTGTCCTGCGGTCAGAGTGAGAGTTGCACCGGGGCATTCGTATACGACAAACCCGGCGGACGTATCGGCGGTGATGCCGCCGCCATTACCTCCAAAGGCCACCTGATCTGCCGCCCCGGACGCGCAAACCACACCCTCGCCAATCGTGAGAGAGAGGCCGCTAGCATCCTGCGTGATAACGAAGCCAAATGCGGCCGACACGGAGGAAAAATCGCCATACAGCAGATTCAGCGCCTGCCCCAATGCGGTCTTCAGGTTGCGCTGTCCCCACAGAAAATCTGCGTCGAGAGCCACCTGCCCTTGATAAACAATCCTACGCTGCATCAGCCCTCTACCCTTACCCAAGCCGCGACACCTTCGGCCCGCACGTTATTAATCGCGGCATAAATCGCCGCAGTGGAGGGCGCGTTACCCCTTTTGGTGGTCACGAAAAACTGGCCGCCATTCAGGCCGCCGTAGTAAAAACCGGGCACCCCGTATCCGTAGCCGCCGCCCACAGCAGGAGACACCAGCGTGGCCAGACCTTTGCAGTCTGTCGCATTGGTTGGCTCCACAATGATCGGCTCCTCTCCCGTCAACGACCGGAGCGTTTGCGCGATAGCGGCCCTCGTGTTCTTAGCCGCCACCAGAGATTGCTGAATGCGCGCCCTGTAGGCGTCGTCTGTCTCGCCGGATGCTCTCGGCAGGCTATCGCCGAAATAATCGTAGGCGATCATGCCGAGCATATCGCCAGATGCGGTCGCCAAGCGCATCTGAGCATTAACCTGAGTAAAAAGGGCTAACACCCACTCGAGGATATTCCCAATGCCCTGCAAAACGCCATTCAGGACCGGCGCTTTTTCTTCCTGTGTCTGGCTGGGGGCAGCTGGAAACCAGCCAAACGGCAAAATCTGCCGTATCCGCCGGGCGAAGTCTGCCTGATCTCCTGTTGCCATCAGATTGAGGCCTCCAGCACATTTACTGTTACGGTCCCGGCGCGGATAACCTGCTTACTTTCCGCAGCAAGGTCTGCCTGCGCCCCGTTCAGCAGGACGCTGGTGATAGAGACAATATCGACCCCGGCATTATTATAGGCCACCACAGGAAGGCGGCTGTAGGCATACCCGACCCCGACTTTTTGCTTGTCTATATCCGCAGTGATGGCCGTCTGAATATTGTTCTGGACGGTCGCTGTTGCTGATCCGGCAGGCACTGTGACCGTCATGCTTACCGTCGCCAGCACTTCAATGGGGGAGATCACTGCAAAGCCAACACCATCAGCTCGGACCACATCGATTGCAGCATATACGGACGCCACTAGCGTATCTGATGGCGTGCCGGTGCCGTCATCGACAACCACGGTGAAATATCCGGGGCGAAATGATCCATCTGCGGCCTGACAATTCAGGATCTGCCAAGTCAGATTGGTCTGGATGCCTGCAATGGCATTTTCGATTGCAGCATTACTGGCAGTTGCTTTTGCCGCCAGCCATTCTGGGAAGCGCGCCCGGAGCTGTGCGTCAGTCTCTTCATCAGATCCATTCACAAACGCCACCTCATTGGTGACGGTATCAATGCCCGCAATACTGGTCCCCAGCAGGCAAATCGCGCCCGCATCCACATTCCCCGCGCTTCCGGTTGTCTGGCACTCCACCGGAACGGAAATTGATCCTGTTCCCGCGGGCCTGATGTAGGACTGCGTTTCTGCCGACCACGCCACATTGGAGCTATCCTCCAGCACCGCGAAATTCACGCCCGCAACAGTCCGCACGATAGCACCAACCTCAACCGATGCTGATTGCTGGTCTGGCTGGAACGAGGTCAACGTGACGGACCCTGTTGACGCGACACCCAGCATGCGCGCCATGCCGAAATCTGCGACCCAGCTATCAGCATCGGCCCCTTCAGACGTAGCAAGGCGCGACCGGGAGAGGATCAGCAGCGCGATATATTGCAGCCAAAGGCCAACACCGGCCATCGCCTCCATTATGGCCCGCAGAGGCGTTCCAACCGCCATATCTATCAATGACGAGCACGCGCCCTGTGTCGCGGCTACCGCTTGGGCGACCAGCGCACTATACGTTCTCAGAGGTAGAGACATGTGTTTCCCGTCAGGTCAGCGCCAAGGCATGCACGCTGTTGGTTTGGGCGTCTGTGTAGGCAATCAGGCAGGAGTATCCGCCGTTGCCATTTTCATTCAGCGTCACGGTCACGGGCTGAGTTTGGTCAATGCCATCTTCAAGGGCGCATTGAGCGCGTACGATGGCATAGAGCTCTTCCTGAGTGGTGATGGACCCAACGCGCTCAGGAAGCCCTGCGCCGTAGTCAGGCTGCCAGATATAGCCGTTCTGAGGCGTCATGAGCCGTCTCAGCAACCGCTGGCGTATGCCGTCATGATTGCTGGCAATTTTTAAGCCGCCAGATGCATCAAGCTCAAGGTCACCACCCCACTCATGAGACAAGCAACTCATCCAACAGGCCCCCCGGTATCGCTGCCGCTATTGCCGTTGGTATGAACGTGTCCATTCAGGCTGTGCGAACTTGTTTTGACATCACCTGCGGTCCGAACATTCTTGTCTGTGGAAATGTCGCCCCCAGAAACCGAAAAACCACCCGCCGATAGCGTTGCCGTAACATTTCCCGATTTCCAGACATGCTGACCGTTTGAAATGGCGGCGGTCGTCCCATCCCCGACCCCGGTGTAAAACGTGTCCCGTGTGACGTGCATCCATGGCGCGGCATCCGCCGCCGCCCCCACGTCCCGGCTTGTCGCGTCTATAGGCGGCGCACCACGCCCGGCCATCAGAAGGTATTCACCCGGCTGGGCAGGTTTGCCTGTGGCAGGCGATATCGGCGGCGTCATCACCACGCAAAATACCGGACAGGCCACCACGGAATGCTCCGGGTCGCCGTCCACCGGCATGAGGTGGACTTGCGTCCCGACATTCGGCGGGCAGGCAATGCATAAATCGCCAACCTGCATAGCAGAAAATGGCAGCCAGCCTGTTTCGTTTCCGCCCGGCTGGAGCGTGACCTTGACGTCATGCGTCGCCGGATCAACAGCAGAAATCAGGCCGTGATGAACCGCCCCCATCGTCCCGGCTACAGAGGATGCAATGGCCCGCGTGTCAGTCATATTCCTGCGCCTCGTCCTGCGTTACGTCTCTATTTCTGAGCGTGACTGATTGACGAAAGCCTGCGCCGCTATAGGCGGTCGCCACGGAATCAACCGCGTGCGTGCCATCCCATGTCGAATTAGTCCCGGCCAGCCTCATGAAATGTCGCGGCTCAAGATCAATCATGCCCGGCGCCTCGTATGAAATTACCCGCTCATGCGCGACAATCTCATGATATAGCTGCTCAGCTTTCGCCTGCACTTCATCCATGCGCAGCCCCGGAAATTGGAAGCTGTGCAAGTTTCCAGCCTCAGAGGCCTTACGAGCAGACCCGCCATCTGGGCCGAAATACCACTCCACTTTCGTGCGCTGGCGGCTATCCCATGACAGGACATGCACCATAACGCCTTTTGCTATCTGGTAGTCACGCCGCAGGCTAAGGCCTGACACACTCGCCCTGATCGGCGTGTTGACCCCGCCATCAACATATTTCAGCGCATGGACTACCGCTCCGCTAGAAGACGGAGAAAGCATCGGTTTACAGATCAGCGTCTTACCGTCGACATACAGGTCAGCCTGAGAGCTATTGGCAATATAGCGAGCCAGGTCAAAGGCTGTGCGAAATCTGTTATTGCTGACACCGGAATGTCTCTTGTGTTCCGTCTGGCGAAACTGCCCCTGCATGCCGCCTGTAATGGAAACATCCGCAACCAGTCCCGCCTTAGCCGCCATAGCCTTAACGATCTCCGGCCCGGTCATGTTCATCCATGAGCCAAGAACGCGCATATCAATTAACTTGGAGAGGTAGTCGCGACACTCCACATTCAACGCGGCCTGTGTCGGCTGATATGTGACAGCATCAACGAGCCCCTGAAACATCGTTGTCCACTGAGCGCCTGACAGGGCCGCGTCTTGCATTTGCAGCGTAACGTCTATTTCCGGACCGACCACTCCGCCAGAGGAATTAGGCTGGTCAAACCATCCGGCTCCGCTGCCGCTTTTCGCCTGCTGCAGAGCGGTCCTATCGACGGCACATGAAAAAGAAAGCGTATCAGCTCGCGAATATCGAGTGCGCGTTAAAGAAAATTGCTGAATCGGCGTTTCCGCGTGCGCCGCCCCGTTAATCAGAAGACGGCAGCGCGGCGCGCGGCACCAGTTGGCGGAGCTAGATCCAACCACCGTTGTGATATTTGTGGCCGCAGTCATGATGTGTAATCAGGTATGCCTGCGGTTTGGGTTTGGTCCAGGGATGGCAGAGCGAGCGTTACCGGCTGCGAAAGCCATGAAAGATCAGGATCACTCATTCCGTTTAGCTGAGCGATACGCCACCACTGGGTTGCATCACCCAGTTCGCGGCAGGCCACATGGTAGAGCGTTCCATCAGCGGCACTGACTTTTACGGTGGCGGCCATCAGCTTGCAGTCGTCACAAGTTGCCAGCTTCCAGTTTTGTCTGCCGCCGCCAAAGTGTTTGCGTAACTTCTGTTCACCAAGGCGCCGGCGTCAACTGCTCCGCTCTGCGCGCCAGCGTTGGCTGTCACAGCAGCAAGGCTGGCCCCATTGCTGACAGATATACCTCCGATGTTCGATGACGTCTGGCTGATAGTCGTCATCAGACCTACTCCAGCGCTTTTCAGGCTTGTCGCAATAGACGCAACATTCTCAGGTGTGGACGCAAGGTTTACCCCGGCCCCAGAAAGCCCCTGAACCATCGTGAGTTTGTCGCCAACCGACGCGAGCGCACTCCCGGCGCCAACAATATTGGCAAGCGGGGCAATCTGGCCAATCACAGACTGACCTTGCTCAGCAATACTTGAAAGTGCCTGCGCGCCTGTGGCCAAGGCGCTTGTCACAGTCTCTACGGCGTTGGCAGCATCGCCACCAATGAGCGCTGATAACGCGGACGTTTGTGTCACGCCGCTCTGCGTCGTCGCAGGCTGCCGCTCCAACTGGATGCGATAAGGAATGATTGCCCCCTTGCGGGAGTAATCAAACGCATACTCAGCAATAACGACCTTTTCGCTAACGCCCGGCGCTGAAAACGGCACAGGAATTCCTGCATCACGCATTTGCGCAACAGCCTGTGCGCGGGCCAGAGCATTGGGTCCGATAAATTTCGCAGACCAAGAAAAGCGGTCTGGGTCATTCCCAAGACGATCAATGACTTTCGTGCCGCCCGGCAGCCATTGCGCCACTATGCGTTGCTGGCCGCCGTTAGTCAGTACATCAGGGACTTCTACCCCGTAAAATGTAATGCCTCCTAAGACGACAGGCGCAGTGGTGCTGTAGCGCCCGATTGACCCGATAGCGGTTTCAATGCTGAGCAGACTAGCCATGGCACCAATAAAAAAGCCACCCCGAAGGATGGTTCACACAGGAATTTTCAGGATGAATTAGGTATAGCTCAAGCCGGTACCGGGTACAAGGCTATTCTCAAGACAGCAAAAAGCCGCCCCGAAGAGCGGCTGGCATAGATTGGGAATTTTGTTGAAAGTAGGATTTTATGAGACATCCTGTCAACAGCATTTCCCTACTGCACCACACCCTGATTGGGCCAGACGGGCCATTTCTGTAGCGGCGTTTTGGAATCGCGTTGGACAAATTCCCGCCTCGCTGTGTTGGTGCTCGGGTTTTCTACCATGGCCTGAAGCTCAGGGTCTGCCCGCAGATCAAGCGGAAGCTGCCTAGCAGTATAGACGGAATGCGTTGCCAGATCTTCCGTCCGCACACAAACACCCGCAGCCATATCAAAGTCTATTGGCCCCTTCATATTGGGGGCCGTCAGCACGCGGCGCATGCATTGCGCGTCAGTCTCCAGCATGTCGCGACCGTAAGGCGTGCCCGGATGCGTGCAGGATGCCAGCGCGCACAAAGACAAGATCAAAAGGGTATTCCGCATGAGGCAGATCGTGCGCCCGCTGGTTTCACATATCAACCAATTTTGGCTCGTCTCGCCCATCCCCAATAAATCATTGACTCCTTCCCCCGTACTGTTCTCTTTATGTTCTCATTATGGAGGCCGGGAGCATGTCAGCATACGCGGGAGATCGAACAACAGGCTTTGCGTCGCCAGCGGCAGACGCGGTTGAAGGGCCGATTGACCTATCCGAAGTGCTGGATCTGCGCAGGCCGAGCCGCTACCCGGTACGCGTCCGGGGCGCGACATTTGCGGCCCGGGGGATTCTGGATGGGGATGTGCTGATAGCGGACACGTCCGGCCAGCAGGTTTCCGGCCAACTGGTGATTGCCTGCGCTGCGGGACAGGTTCTTCTGGCAGAATTGCAGGCCCGGCGCGGGCATTGGTGGCTTGTTTCCGGCGATGACAGCCGCGAGCCGATCCGTGTAGACCCGGCGCAGGACGTGGATATCTGGGCAACCGTCACGGGCGTGGTGCGCGAAAAGCCATGACTGTTTACGGTCTGATCGACTGCAATTCGTTCTACTGCTCGTGCCAGCGCGCCTTTGAGCCGCGACTGAAGCGCCTGCCGGTCGTCGTGCTGTCCAACAATGACGGATGCGCGATTGCCCGCACCGCTGAGGCCAAAGGGCTTGGCATCAAGATGGGCGATGCCTGGCGCCTGATCCGCAACGAGCGAAAGCTGTCTGGCGTGCAGTGGTATTCCAGCAACTACCCGCTGTATGCCGATATGAGCCGCCGGGTTTATCAGGTGCTACTTGAGCATGTGCCCCGCGTCGAACCCTACTCCATCGACGAGATGTTTCTGGACCTTACCGGACTGCCGGGTGATCTGGCCGACCGATGCGAGACGATCCGCAGCCACGTGGAACAAATCACCAAGATCCCGACGTGTGTAGGCTGGGGGCCGACGAAAGCGATTGCCAAGCTGGCCAACTACATTGCCAAGGACCGGCCAGAAATGGAGGGCTTGTGCGACCTGACTGACGAGCGCGCCCGGAGCCGGTTCTATCGGAACCTGCCGGTCAGCGAAGTCTGGGGGATTGGCCGCCGACTGGTGCCGCGCCTGCAGGCCGCAGGAATCCGGACCATTGCGCAGTTCGTCGAGGCCGACGAGGCCCAGATCCGCAAGATCATGGCGATTACCGGCGTGCGGTTGCAGGCGGAGCTACGTGGGGAATCCTGCCTGAAGCTGTCCGAGGTTGCCGAGCAGCGCAAAGGGCTGGCCTGCACGCGGTCATTCGGCCAGTCGATCACGTCTTATACTGATATGCGCGAGGCTATCGCTGGGTTTGCATCCCGGGCAGCTGAGAAGCTGCGGACCGAGAAGATGGACGCCGGACACGTCTCCGTCTTCATCCAGACCAACCCGCACAAGCGGCAGGACGGATGGTACGCCAATCAGGCAGCCATCACCTGTGCGCCGACCAACAACGCACTGACGTTGATCGGTACATCAACACGGCTGCTGCGGGCTATATGGCAAGATGGATTCCGCTACGCCAAGGGCGGCGTTCTGTTGAATGATCTTGCGCCCGCGGGCCAGCAATCATCGCTCTTTGACGTACCTGAAGAGCAATCCCCTGCCCTGATGGACGCCATGGACGCGATCAACCGGCGCTTTGGCCGGGAGGCGATCAAGCCGCTCAGCACGGGTGTTGAGCGGGCTTGGAGACCTCGGCAGGGGGTGCTTTCTCCGAGGTTTACGACGGAGTTTGGGGAGGTGATGGAGGTAATTACTCTGTAGTTAAAGGATAATAGATGCGCTCCCCAAAAGCAAAAAAGTAATTCTTCAATGGAAAATTCAATTAAAATTGTCTTCCTGATTTTCATAGAGGAAACTCTTGTTTATTTCCTCGGAAACATCTGTCAAATATTTTTGACTGGCGGCCCATTTAACATATTCTTTTGATATTCTGTACATTTGTTCACCCTTGTTGCTTTTTATCAACTCCAATCCTTTTTGAATTTCTTTAACTACTGTTTGTTTATAGGACGCTGAGGTTCTCTCCTGCACCCCTGGCTCTGAACTGAGAGCTTGCCTAGCGGCGAAGGCTACGGCTTTGTAGACAACACCTTCAGACAATGCCTGGAGCAGCTCTGCTTTCATGGCTGTATTGGCAGCCCGTTCGGCCTCAAGAATCCGCCGCTCTTTTTCCAAATCATTCTTGTACTGTGTTCCCTTAATAAAGTTATTCTCCGCGATTTTTTTATTATTTTCTGCCGCAACTCTATATTTATCAGCGGAGCCTTTGAAGCCTTCAACAGCCGTTTTGTAGTCTTCTATGGTTAGTTTGTAGTTTTCGCAGCTATTCTGAAGTAACCTTGAACTATCTTTAAGTAGTTCGATTCTCTTTTCATATGCTGCCTGCATCTGTATTACTAGTGACTCTAGGTCTCTGTTATTTCTTGATCGGGCAATTTGCCCTCTCAGGCTACTAATCAAATTGGAAATTGCTTGGCCTTCTAATGCAGATGCGAATGCGTCACTCATAATGTAGGCTGCCCTCAAAGCGCGGTGAATTGGTGGTGGGCATTTTAAAGAGGAAGTGCGCTTACTCCAAGCAACGTCTGAAAATATTCTACGAAATGAATTTTTATCGTATTTTTTAGATCGCCAGATATCGAACTGACCTATTAAGGGAGGCTACACAACCAGGGTGTGCCTTTGTAAATCTGTGGATGACACGGTCGCCCGGGCCGCTCCTGCTATTCCACGACCCCGCCACATCTACATGATGGTCCGTGCAGGCTCGACATTTGTGTCGAGAAAGGGGGCAGGGTAAGAAATGACGGTGTAAGAGAATGGCATAGATAGGACCTTTGCGCCAAGCGTTCCCAAAGTGATATCTAGCATTCAAGAAATAATGTTTATGCTGGTCTCATTGTCGGCAATTATAAATTCATAACAACCATAAAGCGACCTCCTCATGAAAAAGATTTTCCTGATTGCCTTGACACTTACGGTCGCGACACCCGCATTCGCGCAAGAATACACGCACGGCTACACCCGACGGGATGGGACTGAGGTCCAAGGATACATGCATTCAACTCCCAACGGGATTGCAGAAGACAATTATTCCTACAAAGGAAACGTAAACCCTTACACAGGCTCTGTCGGGACACACACAGAAAGAGACGCTGGAGAGGGTTATGGTTCGCCTTACCCATCATACCAGTCCAATAACGGTGAGGCAGAGCGCAACCCTTACGCAGAAAGGCGCGAGGAAAATCCTAACCAGGGCAATTTTCAACCATCCAATCCGTGGTAATGTATGGCATCAATTAGCCTAATTGATTTCACCAAGGATTAGGCTCAATCCCCCACCTTCCGAGGTTGGGCTTTTTAATACCTAGCTTTCCAACTCCCCAATCCCACCCAGCCATGCCGATGCGGACTTGTCACGCCATTCGCATTTCCCACATAAAATGCTTCGCCCAACCGGGACACGGCAGAACATTTTGAACGAAGGAATTTGAGAGTATGAGTGACGTATTCGCATCCGCCTTGGAAGGACAGGCAATCGCTGGCCTGATCAGAAACCTCAAGAGCCAGATTGCCGACGCCAGAGCGTCACGAGATCTCGAATCTGCTGTAATACAGATGCAGGCGGCTTACGAAAAAAGGATAAAGCTCCTCAAAGAGAGTTCTGACTTTCTTCAGAAAAGCACAGATAATTACAAATTATCGGCTGAGTCTTACAGGGAAGCTGCCGAAGCCCACCAAAGGGCTTCAGAACGATATAAGAGCCCTTTTGGAAATTCACGGATGAGCGTTTCGGCGTAGC